AAATGACATGGCAGCCAGCTGGGGTGGAAAAGGTAACTCCAAGGCCGGTGTGAAAGGCTCGTACGGCGGAGCCGGAAAAGGAAAGGCCGGTGTCATTGGTGCGTTTGGTGGAGGAAAGGCTAGCGGTGATCCGTTAAAGGTAACACTTAACAAGCTTTCCGAGACGATAAAGAAAGAGAGGCGCAAGAATCGATCTCTCAATAAGAGGCTCAGTGAATACAGAAGTGCAGTTGAAACACTTCGTGAGCAGTTGACAGATCTTAATCTGTTCAACGCAAAGCTTCTCTATGTAAACAAGCTATTGCAGAACAAGGACGTATCATCCTCGCAGAGGAGAACCGTCGTTGAGTCAATTGACAATGCTAAGAGCTTGAGAGAGGTAAAGTTAGTCTATAGAACTCTAACGGAGTCCTTTACGAAGGGTAATAGCGGAGTTCTAAGAGAATCAGCAACGCGTCGAACATTAGGTTCGTCTTCACGTGTGGCAGGCAGATCTTCATCTGACTCTGCTTCCGCTGAGGTGAATCGTTGGGCGGTGCTTGCAGGAATCAAAGAATGATAACAACTGCACAACTAATATTAAAGGAGATATAATGTCTAAGTCATTCACACTTAATCAGCTAACCGAAGGTATTCGCGAACGTAACGTGGGTACTGAGGGAACGCGACTTGTGAACAAGTGGTCAAGGACAGGTCTACTTCGTGGTCTACAGGATCACAGTCGAGAGATCATGTCGCGTCTTCTAGAGAACCAGGCTGCACAGCTTCTGAGAGAGCAAAACTCTCTCTCTACAGGCGGTGGAAACCTAACATCCTCTGGAGACATCCGCGGTTTCACAAACATAGCATTCCCGATCGTCCGCCGAGTTTTCGGTGGTCTCGTCTCTAACGAGCTTGTATCAATTCAGCCCATGAGCCTTCCATCTGGTCTGCTCTTCTATCTGGATTACACCTATGGATCTAACGTTGGTGGTGACGCCAGCCTAACCACAGGTGATGCAGGAACAAACGATGCCGAACAGTTCGCTCGTGGACAGTCGATCTACAACTTGCCAACAGGTAAGGGTGTCCGTTCAGGATCTCTCGCGGTTGGTGGTCAGTATGACCTTGTTGGAACGACATATACAAAGGTTCACAAGACAGCAACTGGTGCAAACCTGACGCTTCTCGCATCTGGTGCATATAACGCATCATCTACACTTCAGAATGGTGGAACGTTGTGGGCTACGGGATCTGACGGCAAGCTTCTTCAGTTTGACCCACAGGTGACAAATCTCATTGAAGATCAGAATGGAGTACTAACAGGTGAGGGTCAGTTCCAGGCTCTGGTATTTGATCTCACAGCTTGGCCAACTGATTCTGAGCTTTCACAGATCAAGGGTGTGGGTCTCTACTCTCAAGCTGACTCCGGTGCTGGAGCAGATATTGTAGCTGATGTGGGTCTCCATGAGCTTAATGATGGAGATACTAACATCCTCCAAGGTGGAAAGAATCTGGTAAATGTTCGTCGTCTTACACAGATTGGAACGTATAGCGGAGGTGTATTCACACCTGCACCGCTTGCTACCACTAATACCACGAACGGTGCGATTCTAATGGTTGTATCGGGAACTCTTGTTGGTGCAGGACTCGGGGCTACTGATACGAACCTCACAGCTTCATACGTCATAGGCCCAAGCCTTAACGTTGACACAAGCGCAGGTGACGTATTAACTATTCCGACATTTGAGTCAGATTTTAGTACGGCTCCTAGTCCGGTGATCCCTGAGATCGACATCAAGATTGAGTCGATCGCTGTTACAGCTGTGACACGTAAGTTACGTGCCCGTTGGTCTCCAGAACTCGCTCAGGATCTTAACGCCTACCACAGCCTTGACGCTGAGGTCGAGCTAACCCAGATCCTCTCCGAGCAGATAGCACTAGAGATTGATCGTGAGATTCTCAATGATCTTCTCTCTGAGGCACAAGGAGCTAACTACTACTGGTCGAGAATGCCTGGTAACTTCGTTAATAAGACGAATGGAACTGCGGTGACAAAGGCAAGTGCACTTGCTGCAGGCCCAACCTTCACAGGTACAGTTAGAGAGTGGTACGAGACACTGGTCGAGACAATCATAGATGTCGCTAACCAGATTCATCGTAAGACTCTACGTGGCTCTGCTAACTTCGTTGTAACCTCTCCTGAGGTTTCTACAATCTTCGAGGCATCGGTTCTCTATAAGCCGAACTATAGCCTTGATGGTAGTGGACAGGTTGGTAACCCGTTCACTTTGGGCGCCGCACCGGTTGGCTCGCTCAGCAACCGCTTTACGGTCTACAAGGACCCTTACTTCCCACGGAATAAGATTCTTGTTGGATACAAGGGTGGAAGCTATCTCGAGACAGGTTACGTATACGCACCTTATGTGCCACTCATCGTAACTCCCACCATCTTCGCACCAGAAGACTTCACACCCCGTAAGGGCGTGATGACTCGCTATGGTAAGCGGATGGTACGAGCTGACTTCTACGGAACAGTCACAGTCATGGACATGAATGTGATCTAATCCGATCCACAAGTTAGTAGATAACTGGGGCGTCCTTTTGGACGCCCCTTTTTTTTTATTTATGACAGTGACAAACGTCATATTATCATCGTCGTAGATATCGGCGGGGCCGGTTTTGAGCTGAGTGCAGAGGGTGACGGCACCACCGCAACCACAATCAACGGAACTGCGGTAACGAATGGCGCTGGAGTTTATGCGAAAGAGCTTGCAGTTTCAGCCGATCAGACGTTGCTATGTGTTAAGGCAGGCGCTAATGCTTGGATCGTTGGAACGATGACGGCAACAGTACCGGACTAGGAATATTTAATATTTAGCTGTTTCATATATTTACTAGATAACAGTGACTATTCGGGGCGCCCTTTTTAGGGCACCCCGTTTCTATTTATGTCTATTTGACGCAAAATAAATCAATGTTTATTCTATTTGACGCAAAATAAATTAATGTTTATTCTATGTCACGTGACATCGTAAAACTAGACATCTTAAGCTATTTTTTTCACATAAATCTAGTGATACAAAATTAGAAAGTGACATGTTCACTAATATTTATGATTAAGAGTGTGATTACAGGAGACGCAAGTGGCGACATTTTCTAACACGACAAATCCAACTCCATATGGATTTTTTGATAGTGATGCTGATTTTGACAAAGAAGCTGATAATATAGTTACATTCATCAAGAGAAAATTAGGAGATGATGTCCTTAGCGTTGAGCTAACAAAGAAGCAGATATGGTCTAGTTTAGAGGAATCTGCTCTTGAATTTGGCTCTATATTAAATCAGTATCAGGCGAAGTCACAGATGATTCAATTTCTTGGCATGCCAACCACGGGATCAACTGGTGCCATGTCAGGCTCAGAGGGAAAGTATCCAAGAGAAAATCTTGACTTTCTAACAAGAGTGGCGGAACCATACGCATCTGAGGCAGGTGTCGGTGGATCCTATAATATGGTGTCTGGATCTATACAGTTGACTGCAAGCTGTCAAGATTATAATATCTATGATACTTTAAAGGATGCTGGTGGAAATCTTATATTCTCTTCAAGCTTAAACCCACTTAGGACAAAACTCAAGATAAGCGAGGTATTTCACTTCTCACCGCAAGCAGCGTATAGATTTTTTGATACAACATCTGCTATAAACTATCTAAACAATGAGTTCTCATTTGAGTCATTCACACCAGAGACGATATTTTACGTTCTTCCAGTATTCGAGGATATATTGAGAGCTGGTCAACTGGATTTATCAAATAGGGTTAGAAGGTCAAATTATTCATATAAGGTGGTAGGAACAAATATAAGAATTTTTCCATCACCTACAAGCACCACAGCGCAGAAATTATTTATAAGAGTGAAATTTTTCTCTGATCCTCTAAAGCCATCATATCAGGATGATACTATAAGAGGAGTGTCTAATCTCTCTGACATACCATTTGGAAACCTAGAGTATAAGAATATTAATAGCATAGGGAGACAGTGGATAAGGCAGTATTCTCTAGCAACGAGCATGGAGATGCTTGGACTAATCAGATCAAAATTTGGCTCTATTCCAATTCCAGGATCTGATCTTACATTGAATGGAGCTGACCTTGTTACAAAGGGTAGAGAGGATAAGACGAGTCTAAAGGCTAGTCTTAAGGAGATGCTAGAGACGATGACGTATGATAAGCTTCTAGAGACTGCAGCAGCACGTGCAGAATCTGTAAATAAGCAACTAAAATATGTTCCCATGCCTAACGGCTGGTCGATATTCATGGGATAACGTATGGCAAGATTATTCATAACAGAGAGAGAGATTAATTTCATAAACGACATCGCAAAAGAGGTCGTTAAGGATGTGATTGGCCAAAAGATCTATTACTTTCCTATATCTGAGACAAAGTCAAATGTTCATGATGTCTATGAGGAGGCGATAGATAAGGCTTTTGAGAATCCTATAGAGATAAATTCACTTGTGAAGTATGAGCCACAGGAGATTCGTGCAAATACGTTTGGAAGTGAGGAGTTCTACACGATTGAGGTGTATGTACAGGAGAGAGATCTTTTGGACAAGGGAATAACAATCCTAGAAGGTGATTTCTTTAGTTATGGATCTGTATTTTTTGAGGTGATAACTGCACCTGATTCAAATACAATCTATGGGCAGGTTGAGCATAAGGGGTTTTTAACTATAACAGGAAAACAAGCCCGCCGCGGTCAGTTTTCATCTGTTACATTTGGTCCCACAGATGAGTCGTATTCCGACAAGGACGCTGTTCAAAGAACATTCGTGCAACAGAGAGGCTTTCCAGAGAACAAGGAAGGAATCACTGGTGATGTGAGAGCCCTTCAGGCAGACGGAGTTCTTACGAAGCCAATAACAGGTCCTGCAGAGGTGACACCAATAGGTGCTGGACGCGCAGGATCATCTTTTTACGATGAGAGTTAAAATATGACAACTAGAAAGATAGACTCAGGATATGAAGGTGACTCACCTGATGACTTTAATATTCCTGCATCAGGGATAGAGGAAACAGATAGAGCTCTATTTGACCTATTTGATAAACGACTATCATTCCAGGTAAAGGTTAAAGATCAGTCAACAAATGTGCCTGTCGTCTTTTCATCGGGTGAGAGATTTGCGCTAACTAGAAGAAAGAAGTCAATTAGAGATAGAAACAACGCTTTAATACTTCCCATAATATCAATTCATAGGACATCAATTGACATAAGCCCAGCACAAGGTGGGTATGGAACACCTATAGCGTTTAGAGATCAACAAAGCTATGTTGTAAGAAAAAGACTAGATTCCAAAGATAGAAATTATCAAAAGATCATAAACAAGCTAAGGCTAAAAAATCAACCAGGTGTAGCTACACGAAGGAGCTTTGCGAGATCTGACATATTTCCAGGCAATATAGCAAAGTCAGGATATCTTGCATCAAGAAGAAATCTTAATAACTTATCATTTTTAGATGATCCAACAGGAACGCTTCTTAGAAATGAGATCGGAAATAACATATTTGAGATAATAACGATTCCATATCCAACATTTATGATGATAACGTATGAGGTAGTGTTTTGGACACAATATATGCAGCAGATGAACCAGATGATTGAGATTCTATTTTCACAATTCGATGCACAAGACCACGCTCTACAGATAGAGTCACGATCGGGTCACAAGTATGTCGCATATATAAAGAGCCCTTTTTCAAGCCAGGATAACTTTAGTGAGTTCGCTAACGACGAGAGGATTATTAAATATTCATTCAACATAGATATACCAACATATCTCTTAGCACCGCAGCATGAGGGACAACCATCACCATTCAGAAGGTTTTACTCAGCGCCACAGATAGAGTTTGGATACAGTCAGGTGAGCACACAGGTGATAACAAAGGATGACTCTCCCGATAAGGTTATAAATGTTAATAAATTTGTCTTGAGTGGCGTGGAAAATTTAAATGTTGATGGAGAGACCCCATCGATGAGAGGCCAGGGGAATGAAAGGCTAAAGGAAACCATCCAAGATCCGTTCACAGGCAAGGAAGACACAAGGTACGTCAGGGTTCTAACACGACATCAGCGATCAGGAGAGACAGTGGCTAGTTCAAGAATAGTTGTAGATTTACAAACTACTCTAGATACTGCATCTGATTGAGGACTTTTGACAATTTGAGCAATAGTTATAACCGTAGATAGTTATATCAGGAGATTCATTAATGGCCGAACAGACATTCAGATCACCTGGGTTTTTTGAACGTGAGATAGACCTCTCTCAGAGAGAGAGCGAAATTGTTGGCGTTCCAGCCGGTGTTGTCGGAACAGCAGAGATGGGCCCAGCATTTGTTCCAGTTACAGTCGGATCATTCGCTGATTTTGAGAAAAAATTTGGAACATTAGATCCTACAAAATTTGGACCATATGCTGTAAGAGAGTTCTTTAAGTATAAGACAGCACTGACATATGTTCGAGTTCTCGGCGCAGGATCAAACGAGACATCGACTGACATAGCGAATACGAGATCTGCCGGGATAGTTGTAAATGCTGGATTCAAGATTCTTGGAACACAGCCAGCAGATGTTCCAAGCGACTTTGGAAGATACCAGGGCTGTGTTCAGTTTATAGCAGCAAATCACTGGGTTTCATCCAGCCAAGAGGGAATTGGATTTCCGGTATTCTCTGACAATGATAGCTTCCCAAATCTTTCTAGTGATAATTCAGCTAGGCTTATTAGGGCAATGTTATTCACGACAACTGGATCACGATTTGAGATACTATGCATGCAATCTGCTAGCTATGGAGTCACATCAGCTGCCCAAAGTGATTTAGCAACAGTTAACTCGTCTGGTGAGTTTAAACTAGTGTTATCTTCAGCGTCAGGAACTGGATTCGCAAATGATGAGGGGTTTCCAGGGATTAAAATCTATACCGCGTCTCTAAATCCAACATCTGATAACTATGTAGGAAAGCTACTTAACACAGACCCACAGAGATTTCAAACCGAGGAACACCTTCTCTACGCTGACTTTCCGGTAGCGAATGAGATAGCATCAGTTCAATTCAACAATGCTACCATAAGCTCTGTAGCTCTATTATCAGGATCAACTGATAGCTCATCTGACTGTGGTGTATCAAGTCTTCAATTTATCGATGCATATGGAAGATTTGACACAAGATATAAGTCACCAAGGACAACTAGCTTCATATCTCAGCCATATGGTGACACAGAGTTCGATCTATTTCACATAGAGGCTCTATCAGATGGATCTGTTGCAAATGAGAAGTTTAAGGTATCTATAAGCAATGTTAAAAAATCTAGCAATCCTAAGGATCCGTATGGAACGTTTACATTAGAGATACGGTCATTTGATGACACTGATACCAACAAGCAGATCTTAGAGTCATATCCTCTCTGCACACTTAACCCGCTCGATGACGATTATCTAGCTAAGAAGGTTGGAGATTTCAAGGCATTTTATAACTTCGACGCAGAGCTTGACACTGAGAGAAAGGTCATGGTCAGTGGAAAGTATCCTAACATGTCATCGAGGGTTAGAGTCGTTATGTCTCTCCTCCTAGAGGAGGGAGAGGTTCCAAAGGATGCGTTGCCATTTGGATTCAGAGGATTTAACTGTCTTAAGACTAACGATACTCTCACTGATACAGGAACCACGCCCATTAGAGGTAATACGGGCGGCACAAAGGCAAACAGGATGACATTTGTGTCAGGATCATATATTCCTGATTCAGATATGTCCAGAGCCACATCTAAACTCTCAGGATCAATTCTTCCACCCGTTCCCTTTAGATTCAAGGTTACACGTGGTGCTGTTGACTCAACGTCGCCTTCCTACATAGGAGCACCCGGAGATGATGAGAGGGTTGACTCTCGATTCTACTGGGGAGCAAAGTTTGATAGTCTCCCAAAAACAGGGTCTCTATCTAATTCAATCTTTGACGCGAACGTGTCTAGCGATATCAACGGCCTGTTTAGAAGCTACGCAAAATTCTTAGGAATTGAGAAGCTTGACAATCTTGTAACAGGATCAGGCGCGGATGCCTTTAACAATAATAAGTTCACTCTAGCACGAGTTGCTCTATCGAATGAAATTAGAAACTCTGGAGGCGTTCCCAGCCTTCCAGCAACTGCAAACTCTGATATAACTGGCTCTGCTAAGGAGCACATGCTTGAGACATCATATATCAGAAATGGACGAGTTAACGCTAGCAACTATACAGTGAATGACAGTCTTAGAAGCAGGTCGAGGATAACATTTGCATCTCTGGCTGCAATGACGTCATCTGTGTATTTTAATAGATTTACTGACTATACTAAGTTTACAAATTTCATGTATGGCGGATTTGAAGGATTAAACATTCTAAATGTTGACATGGCAAGGATGGATGACAAGGCGTCATCCTCAGATACTGGTGGCTATGCTGCTGGTGGTAATGCCTCAACACTTGATTTGGGGCTTAGTTCTGAAAACACATACGGAGCCGGTGCAAGCAATGATATTGTTATGTCGTATAGGGTCGGAGCTAGAATTCTAACTGATCCGATGGCATCTCGTGTAAATATCATAGTAATACCTGGAATCAGAGATGGTGCTCTCACTGACTACGTTCAGTCGCGTCTATCTGAATACAGCAAGGCGTTTTATGTTATGGATCTTCCAGCATATGATGCTGACCAGAATCGTCTCTTTGATGATAGTTCAAAGGCGCCGAATGTTGGCAAGACATCTGAGCAATTCGATGGTAGAGCACTGGATAATAACTACTCTGCGACATACTTCCCAGATGTAACAATTGAGGATCCCATAAATAACAGACCTGTATCTGTTCCGGCATCAGTGGCTGTCATGGGTGCATTATCGTATAATGATAATGTTGCTTATCCGTGGTTCGCTCCTGCTGGATTCAACAGGGCAGCCCTGGACTTTGTATCAAACGTGAAGGTTAGGCTAAATCAATCTGATAGAGATACATTGTATGACGCAAGAATAAATCCTATAGCTACATTCCCAAGCGCGGGATTTGTAATATTCGGCCAGAAGACACTCCAGCTTTCAAAGAGTGCTCTGGATAGGGTCAATGTTAGAAGGATGCTTCTTGAGGTTAAGAGACTTGTTGTAGATGTCGCAAATAAGATCGTGTTTGAGGCAAATACACCTGAGACCCGTGCAAGATTCGTTGCTCAGACAACCCCCCTTCTTGCAACAGTCCAAGCACAGCAGGGGATAGATCAGTTCAAGGTTGTTATGGATGCAAGTAACAATAGTCAGGAAGACGTTGAGAATAACATTTTAAATGGAAGGATAGTTCTTGTTCCGACAAGAGCTGTTGAGTTCATAGCGATAGACTTTATCATCACTAATGCTGGCGTAAGCTTCGAGTAGGAAATAGATATTCATGATGATGCATTTTGGAGAAAATAAATGGCTGAAGTAACCTATAGCAGTCCCGGTGTCTATACAAATGAGATAGATCTAACAGGACCAACTACATCCATCCCTACAGGTGTGCCAGCTGGAATAATTGGTACAGCGAATGAGGGCCCCGCCTTTGTTCCTCTGACAATCGGTAGCTATAGTGACTTTGTTAGGGTGTTTGGTGCGACAGATGGTGAGAAGTTTGGCCCTCTCGCAGTTCATCAATTTTTGAAGAATGCGACGTCACTAACATATATCAGGGTTCTTGGTATAGGAGATGGAAAACAGAGAGACTCATCCACAGGAAAGGTGACAAATGCGGGATTCGTTGTAGGCGCGAAGCAGGTTCAAGCCAACGGATATGTTGGAGTGAACCCATACGCCTTAGATGGTGGTGTCCCTGGGCGTACCTACTTTCTCGGATGCTACATGTCAGCGAGCGCGGGAAGCGCGATATTTAGCGATGCTGGGA